CCTGTACTGCGACACCGAGAGCGTCGCAGTCGATCCACCGCTGTTCTCGATGTAGGTCACGGACACTGCCGTGTTCGTCCCAGACGCGATCATCGGCGGCTTTGGGAGCCTGATCTCGGCTGGAAAGAAATCAAGTTTCATCCGGTACTTGGCCTGCGAGATCGTCGAGTCCAAGTAGTCCTCGCAGAACTCGCGGGCAGCCTTCACGAGCGTCTGGATGTATGCGTCGTCCGTGTCGATGTCCACGCGGAGATGCGTCTTCGTCTCCGCCAGAGTGACCGGCTCGACCGTCGGCTCCGTGATCTTCTTGAGGCTCCTGAAGTTCACTGCCCTGCCCTCCACGAGTTGTCGGGCTTCTTGCCATCGTTCACGAACGGCGTCGTGTGCTGGTACACGGGCGATGAAAGGTCCGCTCCGGGCCATGTGATCATGTACTCGCCGTGCCCGAGCGTGACACGCGGCGTAACGAACACCTTGTTGCCAGCCTCGCGGAAAATCTTCCAGAAGTACATATCGGCGTCGATCCGGCCTTCGCCCCACTCTCCGGCATCGTTCGCGATATCAAGGAACCACGGTTTCGGAACTCGCTTGAGCGCAGCCGTCGAGATCACCGTGCATCCGAAGTGTATCGCATCAACTTGCTGGACCGGATGGGCGAACCATTCAGCCGGGACGGTCGTCTTTCCGTCCTTCGGAGGCGAGTCCTGAGTGCCGAGCAAAGTCAGCATCGGCCTGCCGTCCTCGCGCTTCGTCTGGAAGCCCGTCAGGGCTTCACACTGAAACGTCATGGCGAGAGCCATGAGATGCTCGACATCGGCCTTCGTGAAGAACGTGTCGTAGTCGATAGTCAGTAGGTACTCGCACTTATCAACGAACATTTCCATGACGCGCTGGAGGCACTGCCCCCAGAAAGCCCCGGTCACCTTCGTCGGCCGGATGCCGAGCGGGGTGAGGGCCGTCACCCAAGAGGAGAAGTTGTCCATGAACCCGAGACGCGGCGTTGACATGATCGCCTCGACGCGGACATCGACATCAGTATCACCTACCTTCACCAGCATGAGAGGCTCCTGAAACGAGGAAGGGCGACCGGGCGGGATGGGCGTCCCTGCCCGGTCGCCCGTCCGTGGGCGTCATCGTAGGTGAGGCTCGTCTTTGGGTCAACCGTTCAGGAAGACCCTCACGTTCGCGGACGCGGCGCTCTCGACGCCGTCTTCGGCGACTGCCAGCCGAGCAGCGGTCGCAATCGCCCCGTCCGTCCTCGGGGTGACGTTGACTCTGAGGTACCGCCTCTTCCCTTCGAGGTCCACATTGAATCGAACGACGTTCGTGTCGTTCGTGTTCAGCGGGGTCGGGAGGGTGTAGTCCGTCCCGGCAACGAAGCCGGTCACTGCGGCGAACGAAGAGGTCGTGTCGCCTTGCTGAAGGGTCAGCACGGTCGCCACAGATGAGTTCGTACCGGCGGCAGCCACGGGCTCGAACGCAACGTCGATGCTAATCTGGCTGAAGCCGATCGTGTCGATCGTGTGCGTATGAGTCGCGCTGGACGTAATGTCCGAGATCCTCACATCGCTCTTCGTGTTCTCGAGACGGTTCATTCTGTCATGCTCCGGGGGCTGGTGGTGAAGGCGACGATAGGTCAGGTCGTGCCCCTGAGGGCGACGATGGGGCCGGCGACGGTCGTGCTGCCGAGGTCGTGGACGACCATCGCGACACGGGTCGTGGCGAAGGTGAGAGTCTGGTCGAACTCGATGTACCGCTCGCTGGCCGTCTTGATCGAGACGGCACGCCGCTCGCCGAAGGTTGCAGCCTGCGAGAGATCACCGAAGAGGGCCAGCACGGAGCCAGCCGTCCCGGTGAGGTTCGACTCCATCGAGTGGACCAGACGGACCGGGTAGCCGAGGAACGAGTTGCCGAACCCGCCCTCGATGTTCGCGGTCGTCACGCCACCAGCGGACAGCGCGAGCCGGAGCATCGACGAGCCGTAGCCAGCCGGGGAGATGTACCACGCGGCGTTCCGGCGGGCATACACGGGAAGGCGAGCGACGGCGTTCGTGAAGTCCGTCAGGTCGAGCGTGTCGAACGTCGGGTTGCCAGAAGCGGCAGAGACCACCGACTTCGAATACGCGGCCTGCAGGATCTTCGTGCAGATGCCGGTCGTGCCGTGGTACGCACTGGTCCCATCGCCGACGAACCCGGCATTGTCGAAGGACTCGGCGAATGCCTGAGCCACTTCGGTCGCCATCAGATCAGCAAGGCTGATCACGGAATCTTCGAGCAGGGCGTTCGGGACGCGGTTCGCGATGCCCCAGATCTTCGCGTTCAGTTCGACGTTATCGAACGTGACGTCGCTCTGTGCAGGCTCCGAGTTCTCGCCGATCGGGCGGGCAGCGAGACCGCCGGTTCGGCGGGCGACAACCATCGTGTCGCTGGTCATCGGGAGACGGCGAGCGAACTGCGGGAACGCCCCGTATTCCTCGACGAGCCGGATGATCTCGGACATCAGTTCGTCGCTGGTGAGCGCGCCGCCGAGCGAGTTCACGCCGGAGGTCTGCGCACGCGACTCGACGCGATGATCTTCGCACCACCGACGAGCCTCGCGGTCGCCGAACGTGTACGCCTTGAGGTGCATACCGGCACGGTAGGCACGCTCCTCCGCATCCTGCCCCTTGAATGCCTTGAGGGTGACGCCCGACTTCGGGATGGCGTAGGCTCGCTTCTGCACGGCAGTCTCCTCGACTTCGTTGGCCTTCTCGATCTTGCTGGCAGGAGCCGAGCGCTCCAGAACCGCACGGAGTTCCTTCTCCTTCTCGGCGCACTTCTCGTAGAACGAGATCTTTGCCTTCAGGTCTTCGGCGCGCTTCAGGAGCGACTCCATCCGTTCGGCGGTCGCCATCGCGGCGTCGGCGCTATTCGACTCCATGTCCTCGCCCTCGGCGGGGGCATCCTCGGCGGGGGCAGCGTCTTCGAGAGCGCCCATCTCAGCGAGAACCTTGGCGAGTTCGTCGAGCAGGACCTTGACTTGCGAAGCGGCCACGTTTGAGCCTCCTGGTGGATTTGCTGGCGGCTGTTCGTGCCGCGATGTTTGAAGGCTACGCTCGACGACGCCAGTTCATCCAGACGCGGGCGTCCTACTTAGGACAGAAGTTCCTTCGCCTGATCGTTTCGCCGCGAACGACGCTTCGATGCGTGAGTCCGCACTTCGGGCACTTGAGGTACCGAATCTGAAACTCGCCTGCCGCCCGGCTCGATGTAGCACCGAGATAGGCTTTCTTGCAGGACGGGCAAGTATCGCCTGACTTCATCGCCTGCTCTTCAAGAAATCAGTTAGTGAGGCAATCCTCTGGGCGTTCTTTTCAGCCTTCTCGCGGGCGGCCCCACGGCTCATCATGAACTCGTGGTACGAACGCTTCGCCACGGACACGCTCGCGTCAGGGTATGCAGGGAACGTGACCGGACCGACATCGACGAGCGACGCGATGCTCCTCACGGTGCGGATCGACCTGCCCTCTTCGACGCTCCATTCATCGCCGCCGGGGGCGACGACGAACGAGAACGATGATCCGCGAATATCGCCACGCTGAATCGCCTCGACGATGTCGCTGCGGGATTCAGGCATCTTGATCTCGTACCGCAGCCCATGCTCGTCCACTTTCATGCGGAGCGTGTTCGGGAAGCGACCGAGGATGATGTTCGGGTCGTGGTTGAACAACGCACGGGTTTCGAGCGGCGACTTCCTGCCTCGACGCTCGGTGACGATGCTGAATGCGTTCGGGTCGATGCGCTCGTAGAAGTCATCCATCTTGAGCGAGTTCACGCCGAATCGGGCAGCGTAGCCGACGAGCCAACGCTCCTCCGGCTGGCCGTCGCCTTCACAGCGAGTCTCGATGGCGAGCAACGGGAACGCGTCGTCATCGCTGAAGTCGTCGATTGACAGCGAGCGTGATTCGATCATCTGCATGTCCTCGCTTCGCTTCCTCGGAGTCCTGGCTACCTTTGCAGACGCTGGCATCGGCTTATTTAGTCTGGCGAGCCTTGGAAGAACCTTCCCCTCCAAGACGACCCTGGTCGGCTTTGAACCTTTTGCGCCAGATTTGACGCCGATCTGAATCACATGTGCGTCGATGCCTTCTTCATACTTTTTGTATGCCTTGAGTTTGCCGCCAGACTCATCAACGCTCCACCCCTTTCTTTCGAGTGCTGACTTAGCAACCGACAGGGCTGAATCTTTATCTGCGTTTACTTCGGCCGTGAAGCGGTCGCTGTCTTGGCTGATCTTATCCGGCCCCTTTGCAAAAGCCCCATAAGAACTGTCGATCGCCTTCTTCGTGTCGTTGAATGAGGCTTTCCCCTTGTATTGCGGGACGTACCCTTCGGTCTTGAACTTTCCAGCGGCGCTGCTGCCGCCGCCGCCCTTAGAAGAACACGAGTTGTCGATGCCGCCGTCTTTACCTGTGGCGCAGAACCCACGGGCCTCAAGGAACTCACGGACAGATCGCGACTTGTCAGCGGCTTCCATTTGCCTCACCAGTTTGCGTGACCATGCGTACCCGGCATCGCCGCCCCAGAGGGCGTGAGCGATGCGACCGTTGGACGGGAAGCCTTTTTCTCCGGGGCTCCATCCCTCTGCATTTCTATCAGACTGATGCCGGTCGAAGAAAGCCTTCATGCGGCGGGCAGTCTCTGGGCTGATCTGCGACCCGTTGCTCAAGTCCCTCGCACGGGCGATGCCGATCGCAGTCCCGCCGCGACCGAACTCACTCCTCCACGCAAGTCCCCGCTTCGCCTCCGTCTTGACCCCGGATGGCGGCTTGAAGTCGATGTGATCGTACTTCGCCCTTGCCTCTGGTTCGGAAGCGTAGAGTGCTGCGAGTTGCTTCTTCGCGGCTTCCTCGCTGTCGTGGCAGCCCGCGACGGTCCCGTCGCTGTCTTTGATGACAGCGAACCCCTTGCACGACTCGTGAGTTCCGATGTGCCACGGCATCAGGGTTTCTCCTCCTCCGGCGGCTTCTTTTCGAGGATGATCGCGTCGTCGTCCACGCCTTCGACCAGATTGATCTCGTTCGGGTCTTGCTCGCCGAACAGTTCGTTCATTATGTCGGCGTACTCTTTCTGATTGAACCCGCCTTCCGAGAACGTCACCATTTCAAGTCCTCACCTTTCGTTTCTTGGTCCCTGGCAGCCTCGGGCCTCCGAATCTGTTGTAGAGATCATACACCTCTTGAGTGTACCTTTGGCCGGACAGATGCCCGGTGTACGTCTCGGCGACGAACTCGGTCGGCGACTTCTGTGCATACCGGCTGACTCGGCCCGCCGTTTCGTGGTCTCTGAAACTGAGCGTCGTGTCAGTCTTAGCGTCCGGCCTCGGAAGAGCGTTGAATGCCTTCGATCCGACAGCCCTTTCGTGAGCCATGTGGCCCATTTCGTGCATCACCGTCGTGCCTCTCTGGCTGGCCGCAGAGCCTGCGAGCCATCCGCTCTTGATCGAAGCCTCAGGCTCGCCAGTTGAAAGCCTGCCGTGGATGTAGATGCTCTTTCCGCCGGGGACGTAGTACCCGAGCGTTGACCCCATGCTCCTTCCGGAAGGTAACTTCGTCGTCATGACCACAGACTCTGGGAGTTCCATTCCGTTCTGTCGAAGGCGGTGCAGGCCCTGCGCGACCTCCTTCATGGATTCCATGGTTGTTCCGGCCCTGCCCATGGCGATCGACTCTCGATACTCAACGCCGAGGCTCTTGCAGTAGTCTTCGACTGCCGCACGGTATTCAGCCCTCGCCTTCTTGCTGACCGACTCCGGCGGCTCAGGCGGTCCTTCGTACTTCTTCTTCCCGCTGCCCTTCGGGGCCTTCGGCTCGCTGACCTTGCCGGTATCGCCGAGGTTCGCCTCGCGTATCTTGGCAAGATCGCGGATCTTGACGGTTTTTTCATTGCCGTCGCTGTCCTTGATCGTGATCTCGGACGACTTGTCGTCGTGCTTGACCTTAGTGACGACGCCGTTGTGGACAGCGTTCTGGCCGTACTTCTGGATCGAGATCGTCTGCCCGACAGCGATGTCCTTGCGTTTCAGCGGGTCGCCAACTGCCGCATCGGAGCCGCCTCCTCCGTCCTTCGACGAGCATGAGTTGTCGATGCCGCCGCCCGGCCCGGTCGGGCAGAAGCCTCGCGACTCGGATGCAGCAGTTCTGCCTGAGACAAAGTCCTGCCATTCGCTGACGTCTTCTTCCGAGTCTATCCTTATCACCTAACGACCCTCCCTCTCCTAGACTCGGTCCTGTTCATCAGGACGACCTCGCCTGCGTCATCGCTGAAACTGACAATCTTTCGTGGCATAACTCCACGGACCATCCAAGCGTCCTCGACTGGAACCTTCACTTCGACGACAACTCCATTTTTTCCTGCGAACTCAGACGCTGAAGCGGATGAGGTTGCGAACGATGCGATTGAACGAACCCCGAACTCAACCTCGCTATCACCAGACTCCTTTATTTTCTTCGCCTGAGACCCCTTGATCCCTCGGTACAGCGTGATCTCGTCTCCGTATTCCTTCCGAAGTGCATCGACTGCGAAAGCCCTCCTTGCCTCAAACGCCTTCAGGTCTGTCTCGGACAGCGGCTGCGATGACTTCAGTGCAGACTGAGTCGTTCGTGACGATAGGCCATTTGCTCCAAGTGCGTTTGCGGCGGCCCATTCATCGGCAACAGACTCCCACCCGCCAGCCGACTGCCAATCATTGCCGCTCTGCATCGCTCGATACATAGACTCTGTGCTACTGGCCTTCTCGACACTCTCGATCAACTTCATTGGGGTTTCAGAAGATTCATCTCTGAACTGCCGGTAGGCGATGTACGAAACTATCTCTCTCCTGTCTCCAGACTTTTCTGCAGCGACAGCCTTGGCTGCCGATTCTTTCCTGTACGCTCCGCTGACTCCGCCTTGATCGCCTACTGAGACCCCTTCCTTCCCGCACGAGTTGTCGATGCCTCCTCCGGGGCCGGTCGGGCAGAATCCGCGAGACGAGATCGTCTGCGGACTATCGTCGATCCAGATATCGACGCTGATCCCAGCCTCGCTGGCAGCCTCTTCTTTCTGCCTGCTTCCTCCCGCGAGGACGATCTTCGAGAACGCGTCGAAGTATTCGCCAAGAGTCTCTTCGATCTTGGCCCTGTCCTCTGGCGTGTCCTCGCGTCGCGTGATCATCACGACGACGTTGCCCTGCGAAACAGCCTCGCGAGCGAACTGCCCCCAGAGTTCAGGGTCAGCCGAGAACGTGCGATCAAAGTCGATGCTGATCGTCAGGTCGCGGGCTTCAGCGAAACGAACGTCACCTTGCCAAAGTGACCTCCCTGACGGCTGAGCCGCCTGCGGTTCTGCCTGCGGCTGCTCCTTCTGCGGGGCTGCCGCTGCCGGAGCGGCTGGCTGCTCGGCGGCTGTAGCAGCGACAGCGCCGTCCACGATCGTCTTCGCCGTTGCTGGCGGCATCTCTGGGAACACCGATGCGATCACCGCCATCGCGGCTTCTGGCGTGATTGCCTTCGCCTTGAGTTGCTCGATGACCGCGATCAGGCCGCCAACGTCTGCGGTCGGCTCTTCTTGAGCCGGATCGGCGACCGTGGCGGCAGGCTCTTCCGGCTTCGGCGGAGCAGCCGCAGCGCCGAGCGTCTGCATATTCAGTTGGACGAAGCGAGTGTCTCCGCCTTCGACTGGATTCAGGTTCTCCCATCCTCGAATCTCGTTGATGCTTGCGACGCCGAGATTCCACATCGTCTGGTAGTAGGACGCTCTCGCCGACGCGTCGCCACGGAGGATTCCTCGTGTGTCGAACTCGGCGAAATACTTATCGTCCTCGACGATCAGGTCGCGAGCGAAAGCGTTCTCGAATCGCCTGCACCACGGTAGGAGCGTGTGCTGCACGAAGTCGATGCTCTGCTGTTCGATATTCGAGAACGACGAACGCGTCAGGTCGCCGACCAGATGCGGAGGAACGCGATACAGCCTGCAAATCTCTTCGATCTGGAAGCGGCGGGTCTCAAGGAACTGAGACTCCTGCATATTTGCACCGCCGAGTTCGACCGGCTTGAGGCCGCCGTACAAAACAGCGGTCCTGTTCGCCCTGTCTGCGCCTCGGTGCATCCGCTCCCAGTTGTCGCGAAGTTCTCTCGCGGACTCCGGTTTCATGTCGTTTTCCGTGGACAAGACGAAGCCGGGTCTGGCTCCGTTGCCGAAGTACCTCGCTCCGTGAATCTCACAGGCTCGAGCGAGGCCAATGGCGTCTCTCGCGAGATCGACAGGAACCATGCCGTGAATCCCGTCGTCCGAGAGCCACCGGATGTGCATGATCTGGTCTTGGGTGTAGACCTCGGGTTTCCCCTTGTCGTCGCGATACTTGTACCGGAGTCTTCCGTTCTCGATGACCTCGACGTCCATCCGGCTTGGGTGCAGCGGCTGGAGTTCAGTCGCGAACCCTGCTTCGCCCGGGACGATCAGGTTGTAAGAGTTTCCCCAGAGCGCGAGCCAGAGGACTTGCTGCTCACGCCACTCGAAACTTGTCTGCCAAGAGTTCGGCGATGTGTGCAGCCTGCGATAAAGCGGATGCGACTTCGCAATCTCTTTGCCACCTGACGGCAGGTTCATGTAGAGATGCAGGGGAAGCGACGCCAGACTTTCGGCCAAGACTCTTGCGCACGCGAGGACGACCGTGCTCTTGAGCGCAGTCTCGCTGTTGATCGGAATCCCGGCGGGGTTCCGCGACGACTGAGAAGGCGAATCGAGGTCGTAGTGCCTGCTCTCTACGTCATCTCCATCCGGGAGCCAGAGAATCCTGCTGATCATAGAAATAGCATTCCCGGTTCAGGCGGCTCTTCCTTTGGCCTGCTGTTCGCAAGGAATGAGCCGAGTGCCATGATGAGACTGACGATTCCGTCGATTCGCTGAGGTGCCCCAGGTTTTGGCTTGACCGGCCGGATGTTGTCGTTCGCGTCTGTCTTCACCGACACGTTGCCTGCCATCCAAGAAAGAACATGGTTTCCGCCGTGCCGCAGTCGGCCGGAGGCGATCAGGTTCTCAAGCATCTTGGAGGGCGGAGACATTGAGCCTACGCCCTGCGAGAATCCTACTACATCGAACCCGTCTGCTTGAAGTTGGAGGCTCAACTGAGTCGCATTCCAGCGGTCTATCGCAATCTGCTTGACGTTGTAGATCTTCCCGAACTCCCCGATATCCCGGCGTACAACGTCATAATCCGTCACGTTCCCGTCGGTCATCCGCAGGCCAGTTGACGGATCGTCGGCCCAGAGCGTGTACGGAACTCCGTCCCTTCGGCTCCGCTCCAGCGCGTTATCCCCGGGGATCCAGAACCGACAAAGGACATCGAACGTGCCATCCGGGGCGGGGAACAGGGCGACCATCGCGGATGTGTCATACGTCGTTGCCAAGTCGAGTCCGACGTAGCACTCCCTGCCTTCGAGCGGCCCCGGAGGCCCGGAGTTGCACCCTGCCCATGCTTCCATCTTGATCCATCGAGTGTCCTGCTGGGTCCACTGATTTAGGCGATACCGCCTGAACGAGTTTTCCTTCGTCGATGAAAGCAGGCTCTCGCGGAAGTCGGACTCGAAGTCTTTCGGGTCGATGGTGATGCCCCACGATGGATTCGCCTTCGGCCAGTTTTCGCCGATTGTCCAGTCGTCGGTCTCCGGCATCTCATGTATGCAGGCGTAGAACTGAGGGTCGTGCTTCCAGTCCTGAAGCACAGCCTTCGCGTAGGCGTACTGCTCATAGCAGATCGAGTTCCTGTCATACCCGGCTGTCGTGATTGACAAGACGAGACTCTGGTCGCGGGCTGCGCCGCCGTACCGGCAGGCATCCCAGAGCCTGCGGTCACGCTGAGTATGCAACTCGTCGAACAGGAGTCCGTGGATGTTCAAGCCTTCAGCGCGAAACGAGTCGCCTGACAGGACTCTCCAGAAGGATGCCGACGCCCTGTGCGTGATCGTCTTGCGTGATTCGACAACCTCAAGCACTCGATTCAGTTGCGGAGAAGCACGGACCATGTTCATGGCCTCGCGTGCGACGATTCCCGCCTGATCGCGGTCTGCTGCCGCCGAATAGATTTCGGCCGAAGACTCAGCGTCAGCCAGAAGCAAATACAGGCCGATGCCTGAAACAATGGTTGACTTGCCTGACTTTTTTGCCGTGCTGATGTAGGCGACGCGGTATCGACGCAGATCGTTCTCGATCCTGCACCATCCGAAAAGTTCTTCGAGCATTTCACGCTGCCACTGAAGTAGCGTGAACTTTTTCCCGGCGAACCTGCCTTTTGAGTGGCAGAGAAAAGTCTCGAAGAACTTCGTGACGTGCTGGGCCTTGCGTTCGTTGAAGTAGAACTCAAGCCCCAGCGACGTCGCCTCGCTCTTGGATAAACGAGGCAAGCGGGTCGTCTTCGACAGATCCATGGATTGTCACCTGCGAGCGACTACTTGGGGTCAGTCCGAACTCCTGCTCGATTCGCAGCAGTTGTGCCGCAAGAGATTTCATCTGCGTCGAGTACGGAGTCGATTGCATGTACTTGACGCGCTGCCTCTTGCCGCTCGGGTCCGTCGGGTCTTTCTCCCAGATCGTCAGGACATCGCCGTTCTTTTTTACGATCTCGTAGTTCTTCTTCCATTCTGACCACATCGCGCAGTATCGACCAACGGCCTCGACATCTGCTTCGGTCAGGACCCGCATCCCGATGAGGATCGGGATGACATGATGCCACTTTTCGAGTGCGTCTCCGTCGAGGTACGACGGAGGCGGGTAGTCGTGGCCGACAAGGTCAGGGGTCGGCTCGCTGTCGTTGATCGCTCGCTTGCCGGGGTTGCCCCTGACGTACTTCAGGATGCTCGGCTGCGGCGGCGGTCCTCGCTTTCCCATCGTTCACTCCGGCAGAATGCTGCTCGGGACAGCATAGTTGACGGACTTCATGGTCTTCAACCTCAGGTTCGTCACTCCGCCTGCTTTATCATACGTCGAGCAAAGCCCCTGATGCCTGCCAGCGATGGCGATCAGTTCCTTCGTATGCTCGATTTGCCGCAGTTCGTCCTTTCCGCCGAGTTCGGCCTGCATCCCGCCGGGAGCGAAATACTTCGTTCGCGGGCAGAGCCAATCGAGCCGAACGACGACGCCGTATCGCTTGAACGAACGAAGCGTAGTCTCGAAGTCCTCGCCGGACGAAACGAGCGGCCTGTCGTTTCCGAGCATGACGGGATCGCCGGCGTATGAGCCGTGGAAAATGCCGCAGACGTAGCGGAGCCCAGCGGTCGTGAACCGTTTCATATAGAAACCGTTCTCGACTGCCGAGATACCCCAGAGCCTCGCTCCGCACGAGTCGCAGAGATTGAACGCGTACTCGGCGACTTCGTTCAGGTCGCCTTCGTACTGGTGCAGTTTGCCGTCCTTGCCAACGTACTTCAGGTCATAGAGATCGTCGTCCGCGTTGACGATCTTCGTTCCGGCGGCGAAGTATGAGTTGTAGAACCTTCGTTGGTGAATCAGTCCTGGCTTGCCGACGACGATCTCGATCCCCTTGATGGCAGAAGAATATGCACCGGCGTCTTGCTTGTCGGCGACGAAGATCGTCATCTGGCTGTCGCTGACCCCGAGCCTGCGAAGCGTCGCAACTGTTTTCTGCGAGCAGATGTCGGCTCGCCTGTAGGACGGAATGGCGTACTGGATCAAAGTTCACCGAACCTTTCTGCGTGTTCCTTCGCTGACGGGCACTGGTCGAACAGATGGCTGAACTGGTCAAGCATCTGGGCACGATCCTCAAGGCTCTTCTCCACCGCTGAAGCCTTGTTTATGCCAGACCCGACGAACGACGATCCGTGTCCGTCGCTCAGCACTGAACCTGTGATCCAGTTGGGGACAGCCTCGTGCGTCTTGATCTGGCCGGTCGTTGCCGCGCGAAAGTCGCGAAGCACAGATGCTCCCTTCGACTCAACGCCTTCGCGGTAGTGCAGGCCGACGACGCTGACTCCGCCCTTGGACTTGCCAGCGATAGACGACTGATAGTGGTCGGCCCAGACTTCGGTGTCCAACTTTCTGAAGCCGTCTGCCATGATGTTCTTCTCGCCCTTCGTTTCGAGCCACTTCTTCCGGCTCAGTGCGATGCTCCTGAGAGACCGCAGCGTAACGAACACAGGGAGCGAGTCATAAGTCTCGAAGAACGGGGGCATGGCAGACAAGATGCTTCTGGCCTTTTCTGCAACGAAGTCGATGGTCTCGTCCTCGATGTTGATCGCCAAAAACTTCATCCGCAGATCGCTCGGGTTCAGGTCGAACGAACGCTCGACGCCAGACATCCACGCATACGTCGCGTCAACGTATACGCTCTCGTTGCCAGTTCGCGGCGACGGCCTCGGCTCGTCAGTGTAGAAGTGATTCTGCTTTCGGTACGCCATGACTTTGGCAGGGTCGGCGATTCCGGCTTGAGTCCTGAGTTTGCCGCAGCCGATTGAGTTGATGTGAGCGCCGAACTCCATTGGGCCAACGAGGCTGATAGAAGCGAGCGATCTGTGCATCAGGAAGTGCGAGCCTGATCGCCTCATCGTGGCGAACACGACCACTGGAACCTTCGGGGTCATTTTGCGCTCCTGGCCGCCAGCCTCGAAGCGTAGATCGCCTCGATCTCATGCTCGCTTGCGACTGACACCGGGCATGACTTGTCCACGTTTGCGGGGTACGCACCTGAGTGGCAGTCGCAAGTCCTGCACAGAGGCAGCGAGCGGTCTTCGGCCAGAAGCCTCTTGCGGTATGCGGACATGACAGGCCCGGTCCAGATGTCGATCAGCGTCTGGTCTGGGACTTTCCCGGCGGGGACATCCGCGTAGTAGTCGTTGCAGCAGATCATCGCTTCGCCGCGCCAGTTGATGTTGAGCAGCCTGAACGGCTTCACGCACATCCTCTTCAGGGGTTCCTGCGGAGTTGGCAGGAAGTGAGGGACTGATCCTGCCCTGTTTTGTAGGGCAAAAACTCCAGAGCCGAAGTTGCCTCCGTCGCTCTTGTCGTAGACCTTCAAGGCGCGACGCTTCGCTGGCAGGCCGGAGTAGACGTTGTCAGACAATGCTCCGTGCTTCTGCTCGTACTGACTCTGCCAGTCGAGAAAAACCGGGTATCTTTTTGCGACGTATGCGTTCAGGACGACCTGATTCAGACCAATGTCGTAGAGCCATTCAAGATCTTCGACCGACTTCATGTAGTCCCCATTCGTGGAGACCATGAGTGTTGCCGAACGAAGCGAAGCACGAGCCTGCTTCACGCATCGCTCGAGATGCTTGCGATTTTTTAGGGGTTCATTGTAGATGTAGAACTCGACACGGCCGCGATACTTCAGCGATGCAAGTTCGCCCACGATTGCACCGAACGTGACCTCGCTCATCAGTTCTTCGGTGCGTTGAAACACCGAAACCGGACAGAACGTGCATCGCCGGTTGCAGGCTGCCGAGATCTCGACGCTGATCGTGTTGAACAGCCGCATGAGAACCTAGCCGCGAAGCGGCTCGCCCCTCTTCCTTCGCTTCACCCACTCTGCCTCGGCCTCGGCGGAGCGGCAGTTGATCATGTGCTCCCGGTAGTAGAACACGAGAGTGATCCGTTCATATCCCACAGATAAGTTCGTCAGCGGTGTGTTTCCGTGCCACTCGTGGACATCGGCAAGACAGAGGCATCCGCTTCCCATGTTCACGGCTACGCGGTATTCCGGGAAGCACAGAAAGCCTCCGTCGTACTTTCCGTTCCTGATGCACGACATGACGCCGAATCCGGCGTACAAGTCACCCGCATCCTTGTGAACCGCAGTCTGGAAGTTCCGGTTCACAGTGACGGTCGTGAACGTGCTGTCCTCGATGATCCAATCCCTTGATGTCCTGCTTGCCCAATCTCTCTGGGCCTGCCAGCGATCTGGCATGAACTCGCGGAACCCCTCGTCTGCACGCTTGATGTACGGCAGGAACTTTTTCCACTTCGCTGCTTGATGGATCAGGAAGGCTGTCTGCCTGCAGAACGGGAATCTGGCACTCCGGTCGAAGTAGCCGATGATGCCGCTGTGAACAAGACCTCCGCGAGTCGTCTTGCTCAGAGTCCCGTCGCGCTTCACTTCCTTGTAGTGATTGCCCTTGTCGCTGTGCCAGCCGACTACGTCGCCGTTGCGAACCGGGGTTGTCTCGATGTCTCCGGCTGCGGTCCCGCGATTGTCGTTCAGGATGGCAGCCTTCCTGCACACCGGGATCACTGACTTGACCAGTTCTGTGGCGAACCAGTTCGGCCGGTACTTCACGAGCGGCGAGCCATCTGGCTTCAGGACATCAACGGGATCGTCGCCTCCAACCAGCACATCGTACTGGTCTTCGCCGATCTTTGTTCCTGCGAGTTCCTTCAGTTCGATCTTACTGGTGCAGCGATGTGTATGCACGCTTGAGAGCCTCGAACACGGTGTCGGTGATGTTGTCGGTCTTGTAGTGACCTTCGAGCGACTGGACGAACTTCTGGAAGTCCACGATGGTCTTGTCGGTCAGGAACAACTGAACCATTCGGATGTTGGACGGAGTCGGCGATGGCTCGTCGTCGCTGCCAGAATCTGGGCCTTCGTCGTCTTCGTCGCCAGATTCTTCGATCTCCTTCTCGAAGATTCCATTCGACTTCGCGAGCGACTCGAAGAGTTCGTTCAGCGGGCCGCTGTTCGTCGTGATACCCGAAAGGAGTTCTTCGAGGCTGTCCTTGTTGACTCCGGCCATCCCGACGATCGGGTCTGCGATGGCGAGCATCTTGTCGGCCTCTTCTTCGGTCAGGTCGAGTACCAGAACTGGTACGACGTCGTCACCGGCAGTCTCGACCCGGAGATGTCCATCGACGAGCATCAGCGAACCGTCGTCCTGAACTCTGGCGAGGACTGCGTCGGCCATGCCGATCTCTTCGAGTGCCCCGCGAAGAGCATCCTGCTGCGCCTTCGGGTGAGTCCGCCAGTTCTTGGGGTTCGGTTGGATCTCGCTCGCCTTCACATAGCGAAGTTCCTTGATCCGGTTCTTGGTCTTCATGATCATTTCTCCGGGGTTTGACTTCGCGAGAGTAGCGGCGGCCAGTTCTGTAAGTCAATGGGGTTTTCGGGATTTTCAGGGTTCCTGAAAAAAGCCGGGCCGCCCCCACCCCCTGAAAACCTGCGGCGGCGTGGGGGCAGGGGGCGGCCG